TGGGGGATTCAAAGGGGGAGGTTCTCTTTTGAAAGAGAATCTCCCCCTTTGCCCCCGTATCTCCCGCCGGGAGATAAATACGCAAAAGTCAACATATTTTTGCAAAAAAGATAAAAAAGTTTCAGACACAGGCCGCGAAGGCGGTGGAGAAGACCGCGTCAGCAGATAGGAAGCCCAGGATTTCGCGGGGATAGGCGTTCAGCCAGTCTTCGACCTTCTGGATTTCCTGAACGCTGACTTTGCTGAAGTCCGTCCCCTTCGGGAACCAGCGGCGGATCAGGCCGTTCGTGTTTTCGTTGGTCCCGCGTTCCCAGGAAGAATAGGGGTGGCAGTAGTAGACCTTCGTCCGCGGCCCCTTCCGGCGACAGCTTCGTTCCATGCCGTCGACGTCGGCAAACTCGGAACCATTGTCGACGGTTATCGACTTAAAGGTGGCACGGAAGGCCGGTGATCCCATCTTCCGTTCCAAGCGATCCAGGGCGCGAACCACGCTGGCGGCGGTGTGGTCCTGGACTTTGATGATCAGTTCCTTCCTGGACAGGCGTTCAGACAGGACCAGAAGGGCCGGCTTCGTCTTCTTCTTTCCCAGGACGGAGTCCATTTCCCAATGACCGACGGTCGTCCTGGCGTTCACTTCCTCCGGCCGGTGTTCAATGCTGGTTCCAGCGGACGCCCTGGCGCCCTTCTTGTGGGTGCGGGTGTAGCCACGCTTCTTCTTGCCGTGGCGGGGAAGGTCACGCATTTCAAGGGACAGGAAGACACCCTTCCGGATATAGGAATACAGGGTCGACTTACAGATCGACGTTTTGAACTTCAGGCCCTGGACCTGGATTTCACCCAGAACCGCCGCCGGCGAATATCCGTCACCGGCGATCCGCTGTTCAATATAGGCCGCCAGTTCGTGATCGTTGCCGATCTTCAACTGTGGGCCTTTATTCGTGCCGTTGTACTTCTTGACCGCTTCAGCGACGTCACAGCTATAACGGATTTCCTCCGTCAGGTCGGAATTGGTGTGGACATACTGGCCCCGCTTCAGTTCATAATAGACCGTCCGAAGGCTGACACCCAGGGCGTCGGCGATGGCCTGTTTCGTCATGCCCTGGCGCATATACTTTTCGATGTTCAGGCGGTCCGTCCTGGTTAACTGCTTGAATCTGCGACGCTTCATGGTGTTTTCCTCCATTCGGTAGAATAAAAGGCCCCGTCCTTTCGGACAGGGCCTTTCCGGTCACGCGTTCGACTTTGCGATCTGGGCGTCGATCGCTTCCTTGATGAAGGCGTTCACGCTCATTCCGGCCGCCGCCGCGGCCTGGGCGATGATCTCCCTGTTTCCCTTCGGGACCGTGATTTCGATTCTATCATACGCCTTCAGGTTATAGCGTTTGTTTGCGGCTGTCTGCGCCTTTGACATTGTGAATCACCTTCCTTCTGGTGCTTATTATATACTACCGGTAGTATATTGTCAAGCGTTTTATTGCATTTATAAAAAAACGCGTGTATAGTATGTTCAGAAAAACAGAGGGGGAATTTACGTGCAGACCGAAATACTGGAAGATTCAGAACTCGATTTTGAAGAAGGCCACAGAGAAAAAATAGAATATCTTGAAAATGCGATGATTAAGGCGACGCGCAATTCAGACTATGATACATTTATGGCGATGTGGAACGAAATGAAAGAATTGTGCGAAAGTGGCGGGGCTGGCGGCATACACTATTTCTCGCAGTTTTATTCAAACGATCCTCGAATAAAGGAATTGAAGCAAATAAAAGACGGGCCGAAGTATCATAGTGTTCTTGATATGTTATCAGAGGAAGGTCCTTCAGAATCAAAAGATATTTATATGCTTGTGGAAAATGCTGACTATAAAATGCTGCGCTCACTTGTCAGCAAAAAGGCAATAAAAAGGATCCCAGATTCTGCTATTTACTACATTGACGGTCAAGATATTTCCAAAGTAGTCGAACGAATAAGAAGTCAGCAGATGCGTGAAAAAAGAATAGCTGAAGAGTATACAGGGAAGATTCCGGAATTAACCTTTCCTTCAGAAGAAGAATTTCATGGAATGATGTATCGTGCATTAGAAAACATTCAAAGTCAAGCAGAAACACGAAAGAAAAGTGAAAAAACACTCACATGGAAAAGAAAGGGACTATTTTCACTTTTTAGCAGAAAATAACAAAAGCGGCCAGGGGACGTCCCCTGGCCGCTTGCTTATTTTGAATATTTGCTGGAAAGTCGCTTTTTTATTTCCTTGTTCAGTTCTCGTTCTAACCGGCTATCCTGTGTCCGTTTTGTTGCTTCCACAGCACGTTCTAATGTGTACTTTCCTGGCGTAAATTTCACGTACATACCGTTTGGAAATTTTTTTCGATATGGGCCTGAAAGATATTTACCAGGGACGAAGTGGCCGCGGAAGCCGTATTCCAGGGGCTTCGCGTAGTCCAGATTATTGAAGACGTCGATCTTGTAGGCCGTCCCGATCCGGATCGCCTTCGAACTGCTGTTAAAGTTCCGGCGGTAGTCGCCGGTGTTGATGATGTTCTCTTCGGTGCAAATCTTCCTGGCCTGGTCACGGGCGAAGCGGCCTTCGCCGACGACCAGTTTGTCCATGATCTCCGGAATATCGGCCTGAAGGGCGACCAGGGCCTTTCCGAAGTTCGCCAGTCCGTCCAGCTTCATTCCCATCGTCAGACCTTCTTCGCGTAGGACAGGCTGATCCAGCCGGCGCCGGACTTCAGGCGGCCCCAGTTGCCCTTCTGCTCGACGATGGTATAGACGCCGCGGTCCTTGATCCGGCCGGCGACGGCGTAGGTCGTGCCAGGGCCTTTTCGGATATTCAGGACGGACGCCGTGATCCGCACCAGGTAGGGGGTGAAGGTGGTGCCGCTGGGCGTCTGCTCCGGCTTCTTCTCCGGCTCCGACGGCGCGGCCGCGCCCAGGCGTTCGTTCACCTGGGCCGCGATCTGGGGGTGGAGGTTATAGAGATAGTCACCAGGACAGGCCTTATTCGCGAACCACCTGTGAACGGTCATATTCTGCTTGTCCACCTGGCCGATCAGGGACTTGTCGCCCTTCCACAGAAGGGCCTTGATCCCGTTCCGGCGGCAAATGTCCACCAGAAGGTCAATCAGGGCGGCCAGGGCCTGGGCCGTCACCTTGTAGGGGTGCTTCGTGTCGGATGCGACTTCGATCGTGATCGCGCGGTGGTCATTGGAGCGGGACGAACTGCACCAGGACCGGTCCTTTTCCTCCACGGACAGGCCGATTGAACCGTCCTTCCCGACGACGTAGTTCGCGGAACACTCGCGGCCGGTGGTGGCGAAGTAGTCACAGCCTTGCTTCGCCGTCCATTGTCCGACGATACAATGGATCGTGATGGTGTCGATCTTATGATTCCTGGGGCTGGTCCTGTTCGGGCTGATCCTGGAATACGTCACTAACGGGCTGTTGCTCATGTTCTTTTTCCTCCTTTGCGGGTACGGTGTCCGCCGGCGTGTTCAGGATCGCGACGAACTTTGTGAAGGCTTCCTTGATGTACTTACAGGCGACCAGAAGAACCGCGCCGACGATGATCAGATCAGCGAACAGTTCCGCGTATTCGTCAGGGATCGTCCAGCCGACTTCCGTCGCGAAGATCGGAAGGGTGGTGATGGCGATACACAGAAGGGTCAGACCGACGATGAACGTCAGCGCCTTCAGGCCGCCGGTCGCCAGCTTTTCGCGGCTGAAGGGTTCACAGTTGATCTTGATGTTGTACCACAGGGAGAACACGACGTTCGCCAGGTAGGCACACAGGAAGATCGCCATAGCATAGCCGATCTTGATCAGGTTTCCGATGATGATTTCAAACATGGGTTCATTCCTCCTTGTCGACCAGGTCGCCGTATTGCCGGCGAAGTTTGATCCTGTTTTCAGTCTTTGCCTTGCTGTAATAAAAGCCGGTCGCCGTGGCGGCTTCCCCGAAGATGGCCGGTATCAGGTAGGCCAGGGCGTCCGTGTTGCCGGTCCTCCACACCATGACACAGGTGAAGGCCGTCACGAAGATCGTGACGGCCCCCACGG